GTTTTAAGTTTCGGATTTTTTATAGTAGTGATGCTTGTTTTGAGCATGGCATTTATATGTATTACAAAATCAAAAAGTCGGCGTTAAATTATAGATATCTGGAACAATCTTTCGATTTTGTTTAATTATTCGGATTTTCAATTGATCGTTTCCATAATTTATAAATATGTTCTTTATATTGATGGACGCGTAAATTTGGATTTTCATTTTGTAATATTGGCAAGTGTTTATGATAGAATTGTTTGAATTCATGTTTATTTTGAATCACTTCATTTGAAGACTCCAAGATACCGAGAGCATCATCAATAGTTCCAATAACATCCTTTTCCATTTTTAAAAACGCATCTTGTTGAACTATTTTTTTACGTTCTAATTCCTTTTCTTCTTGTAGAACACGCTGTTTTCGTTCTTCGTTCTCTAACAAACGATGGTCTTCTTGTTTTTTCCGTTCTTTCTTTTCTTGTAACAATATTTCCTGCTCCCGTTGTGCCTTCGTCTTGGGCATGCTTGAGAGTGCTTGATTTAATAAAGACAGGTCGTCGTTTTTTAATTTCTTGGACTTGGATTTCTTCCCCGGTCCTAATAATTCTTCCTCTGCTTCCAACATTTCCTTCGTTTCCTGTTTCATACGTATCTTTTCTTCATGTTTTTCATTTTGAAGTTGTGATTTTAACTCACCGCGTTTGTTTGTTCCCACTTCCCATAACATTTCTTCTTCTTGGATCTTCTTCTCTTCATATTGTTCTTGTTGTCTTTGTTCTGCTTTGTTTTCACGTTTTTGCTTCTTTGACGGCATATAATAATATTATGGAAATTATTATTATTATATCATTTCTATCAATCACTACTTTTTACCTTCTAATAACTGTTGTTTCTTATGCATAATGCTCAAATAATCGTCTAATAATACCTTTGAACTTTGTTTTTTCAACATTTTTTCAAATAATTCATGTTCTTGTTTTTGATATTTTAAAAAGGTTTCTTTGTGTGAAAATATATGTTTGAATCTTGGACTCCCTTGTACAAAATGATCACACAATGGCATTTTATTTTGACGAACACACTCCTTTTTAATATTCTTCATATCACTCACATAATTTAAAACATCTACGGTTGTATGAGAATGAGCAACTTCTTGGGGTATGGTACATAAAATATATGTACAACTGTTTTGATCAAAGGAATGTCGTAACATTTTTGTTAATTCGCAACGACGATACGGTATATATGGTTTCTTCTCTACTAAAGAACGAATACATTCTTTTAGAGCAAACAAACTCTGGTTAATGTCCCCATTTTCTCTAAATTGCTTGCGATCATCACAAATAGATCGTTTTGCTTTTTCACATCCAGCTAAATCCAAGATACGTAAAAAACGATCTCCTAAATCAATTGTAATTTGTAGATGAGAGCGCGATGAAGTAGAATTTTCACTGGAAACACCCACTTTTCGATTTTCCGATATAATTTCTTGGATTTCTTGTATGTCACTCTCTTTTTTTAAAGATTTACACTTTAAATTTTGCACAATAAATTGTTTTTGATAATCTTCGCGTTGATAAACTTGTTTTTTATCATTCAATATATCGTAGCATTTGTTATTGTAAATTTCAATAAACGAAATGTTCGCATCTAAATTCATTTCCAATATATCGGATAGCAATATATGTAAAAACCCTTCTTCTTTTTTCGCACCTAATATGGTATGTGTTTTACCAGAACCAGTTTGTCCATAAACATAAAATGTGACGTTTTTCTTATATTTCAAAACGTTCATTAGCATACCGATCCCAAGTTCATTATATACGTCAAGATTCAGGCAATGTTCATCAAACACTTTATCAAATTTATATTTATGTGTCATATTGTAATCTTTTAAGTAACTTTTTTGCGATTTTTGTACCATTACTTGATTTTCATGCGATTTTACACAACTATCGCTGTTATTTTGGTTTAAATTCGGTTTAACGCGCGATAATATTTTAATTTTGGTCATGTTGAACTATTTGTACATAATATGATTTCAAAATATTATCATTGAAAATAATCATCAATTTCTTTATCTCTGTATTGTGAGATGTTTCTCTCATCAATAATCCAAGCATAATATGTGCATTGACTTATTCGATAATGATATTCTTCCATGTTTGTTGGTTTCCAACGTAGAAAACGTTTTCCATTTTCATGATTCGCAAAATCACGGTTATCTAACAATATATCATAAACTGTATGCCATGTTTCAATTGAAACACGATTTGTTATTAAGGAATTCAAAGTGCCAATTACATTTACTTCACATAACTGTCCAAGAATCATCGGAATTAACCGAACTACAATCAATTCAATGAACTTATTATTCATATTTTGTATTATGATAAGACAATTCTTTTTCAAAATAATGTGTAATATAATTTACACATTACTTAATATTTAATATTCAACACAATATACAATTTAAGAACACGCTTAATTGGAGTAAGCAACACCAGCCATGCCACTCATGACACGGAGCACATTGTAACTGGTAGCATAGACACGGACCTTAGCAGTGGCAGTTCCACCAACAGTGGCGCTGGAAAGAACAAGCTGAAGGGTGGCGTTATCAATACGGGAGAAGTTACAGCTGCCAGAAGGTTGGTGCTCCTCGGGTCGAAGGGCAAAGGAGTACATGTTGATACCGGCATCGGGGGCACGGGTGTGGTGCTGGAAGGGCTGGACAACATCGAAGTAGGAACCCTCACGCTCAGAGAAGCGGTCCTGTCCGTTAAGTTGGAGCTTGGCAGTGACAACAGGGTTCTCACCCCAGCAGTGCATGTCAAGAGCAGTCTCGGAAAGAACGAAGGTACCGGCATCAGATACAAAAGAACCCTCAGCACCACCTCCCTCACCGGTGAGTTCGGCACCGAACACACCACGACTTAAACCAGAATCAGACCACTGAGCAGGGGTAGTACCGCTCTCAGATCCCATAGCACCAGGGTCTTGGAAAAGACCACCGGAAGTGATGAAAGCGTTAGCACCAGATGTCTCGGCAGGACCTCCGAAAGCATGGACAGCGTTGGGAAGAGCATCGATGGCATCAGTGTAGTTGAAAGGTTGGGCACCAAGAGTCTTGAAAAGAGTCTGTCCACCCTCAAGGGAAGAACAGTAATCAACATTGGCATCAGGTTGGACAACCCAGATGAGTTCCTTACAAGGGTGGTTGAAGTTCAACTTGATCTTGTTGGAAGAGGAACCGACAGACTCGTCACCGGTGAATTGAAGTTGCTCAATAAGGTACTCGTGGGGGTTCTGGGCCATCTTGCGGCGCTCGTCAGTGTCAAGGAAGACATAGTCGATGTAAAGGGAAGCAGCAACAAGAGATTGCTGGTAGGCGGTGCTTGTGGAGACAGTTCCGGTGGTGGCAGAAAGGTCCTTGACAGCCCAGAGGCACTCACCGATGGGACGGAAATCAATGTTGATCTTGACCTCGTGGTACTGAAGAGCAATAAGAGGAAGAGCAAGTCCGGGGTTACGGCAAAACCAGAAAAGAAGGGGAATGTAAAGAGTGGTCTCAGGAAGGGCCTTGCGAGGGGCACACACCTGGGAAGGACCACCGGCAGCAGCACAAGGACCGCTGATATCAGCAAAGGAAGGATCAGTGATGTAGGTAAGCTGGGTGGTGTTACCGATCATCTTGAAGTATCCACGCTGTTGCTCGGCAGACATGGTAAGTTGGTTCCAGATGTGCATCCAGTCACCATACTGACGGTCAATGCGCTGACCACCAATCTCGACCTCAACCTGGGCAATAAGTTGCTCTCCGGGGAAATCTAACCAACGAGCAAAAACACCTTGGTCACCGGAGGCAGCCATAGACTGGTTGATCTCAGGAAGAGTGACCTGAAGGTAAGTACGGTAGCAAAGATCACCGTTTCTGCTGATAGTACATGTTACACGGCGACCGAAATCGGCTTGACCAGAGAAGGTCTGCTCAATGGATTCCATAGCAAAGTTGGTATGGCGTCTGTAAGACACCTTCCAGAAGGTAATTTCGGGGGTTCCAGTAAGGAATACGTCTTGGGCGCCATAGGCGACGAGTTGCATGAGTGCTCCAGCCATTTTTTCTTATATACTGTTCTAATAGAAAATAATTTCGGATTTTAATTAAATTAAATTAAATTAAATCAATTATTATAATGTGCCATTTATACCAAAATAATAACTTTGTTACTAAGTTTAAGTTGTTTTTTGTTAAATACTTAATTATTCATTTAAAATTGTTAAAAATGAATAAAAAAAGTTTTGCTAAATACTTTTGGGTATTCGATTAATTCAAAACCACACCATAGCAGTGTCAAAACACAGTAACTCGATTAATCCTTCGAAATATGTAACCATATTGAGTTGAACTTGACATTTATTATTTTGGAAATTAATTTATGGTGTCAATGTCAAAATTAGATAATAAAAAACGTTCTAAATATTCCTCTTTAAACACTTCTTTTTTATTTTCATGCTTTTTTACAAAAGTATAATTATCATTTTCTTTTTTGACTGTCCAACCCTTTTCTAAAGTGTTCATTACAAACACCATAATTTTCAATTGTTTTGAATTTATATTTTCGGGTTTGTAATCTACATGTATATCGTTATTCATCTTATATTTCCTATATACTTATTTTTTACGATTTTTCTTTATTGTTCGTCTTTTTTTGGTTTTTTTGATTTTTTTGGACCCTTTCTTTTTGCGATAATTTTTACGACGTTTTTTTGTTTTTTTTCCACCGTCTATGTTTCCAAAAGTATTGAAAGCCTTCTGTACAATACGCTCTAATATGGTAATTCTTGATGCTCCTGCTTGATAAGGTTGTAACAATTGATATTTTGCCATAATTCTGTTGTATTTTTGTAAATATAAAATAATATTTGAGATGTTTTCATTATTATCATCGGTTAAAACTATTGTTGTAATATTATTCACTAATTCACTTAATTCTGTATATAAAGAGTTAAAAACAACCTGAAAATTATCAAATATTAAAGGATATTCGGTCTGAACATCACTTATAAATGCAGGATTAGTTTGAATATTATTATAGTATTTAGATAATTTATCTATTTGGTTAAATGTTTTTATTGTATTAAGAGATGTTTCAATTTTTAAAATTATCTCATGAAATAATTTTTTATCTATTTTCATCTCTGGAAAACCCAATACAACATAAGAGTTAATAACAAACTCAAAATTATTGTTTATATGTGTAAAAAAAGATGCATCACTTACATCTAATAAACCACTTAGTAATAAAACACGGTTGCTTATCACTTTATATATATTTGCGTTACTCCCTATATATTTACTACTTTCATCTATAATATTCAGATCCTTATTGTAGGCATCTATTCTCCAACCGACAAAATCTTTAACCATTGTTTCTATTTCACTGTAATCAATTGATGTTGATCCATCAGGGTTATATGCCATCATAGATTGAGTTACTGTATCTTCAAATTCGTCAATAAATTCTTGTGCATCATTGTGCACATCCTGAGACGTGATTCCACCATATTGTTTATTATTTATAATATTACCGCCACCTTTTATTGGTACTTTTGCATCGTCTAATATGTTATTTACTTTTAAACAATCCACAATAAAAAGTTTCAATTCTTGAATAATCAATTCAACACTACCTGGTATTTTTTGACTTTCGCCCTTTTTATTATTTAACCAATCCGCTATAAGTTGATCTTCAAATTTATTGAGTTTTGTTTCATCACTATAAGCTTTTATCATTTTATTGAAAATGGCTTCAAATCCTTGATCGTTTTTTAAATTGGCAAACACAGTATTTAAAAATTCACGAATTTCTGTTTCTTGAATCGATTTATCAGATAAAAGACTTGATAATGACATGATTTGGCGAATATTATCATATTGCTTGACAATTTCCGAATTATGTTGAAGATTTCGTTCGCGATTATATAATTCATCAATTAATAAAATCCAATTTGATTTACTACCAATACGAACACCCAACAAACGCCTTCCTATTAATTGTATTCCAAGAGTTTTAAAATCGGTTGGAATGTCATTTAATTTTTTTGTTAATTCATCTACTTCATATGCTTGTAAAAAAAT